CTGTAGCGGTCTCGAATGTTCGAGAAGATGCCCTATTCGTAGAATAGTGGCAATTTAAGTTTGGTCATGGCCCATGAATAGAACGCATGATCGCGGGCAGTCACTTTGAGAACTGCTTCTTCCAACTCTGGAGACAGAGATGAAATCTGACTCAGAATGAGCTCCGAACTGGGGGAAAAAGAATCTTTTTGTAGTTGATACAAATAATTCATTAGACCCTTCGATGAAGAGAATAGCCCCGTCGTGCTTCCAAGGTCTCCAGCCTTCTTCGCGATGGCTTGAGCCGTTGACCTTTGAATCCGCTTCATTTTTGAAATGATTTGAATCTGGCCCGCACTCAGGCCTCCTTCGAAATTCCTTTCAAGGCCTTCAAACAAAGAGATTTGCATCTCCATGTACTCAACCAGGGATGGAATAACGGAAGTAGAGTTTTTATGCGCGGCAAGGAGAATCCTAACACAGGACAGTGAAGTTCCGAGGTAGAATCGAGAAATTGCAGTGTAGGCTCCTAATTTGAACGGATCTGCTATCCTTACGCCTCCTAATCCATCCGACCTAACCATATACCCTAAGAAACATATCAGAGGATCTATTGTGGGTTTTTCGGATGATAGAGTGTTTTGGAGTACCCTGGCCACTACTGGAAGATCACACGCTTTGGTTGTATGTCTCATCAAGAACCTATCTCCTCTGGACACTTCGTGCTTAAGCCCTGCCTTCGTAGCAGATTGCTCGAACGCGTGAATCATCTTCCTCAGTTGATCTTCAGACTGGGCCACCACTAGTAAATCATCGGATTGGATTAAAAGCCTCAAGTCTGACCAGGTTGTCTTGGGGTCATCTCGGTTAATCCGAGACGACTGGGTCAAATAACTCTTAGCCTCTTGTTTAGTCATCAGTTTAGTATTCAGCCAGCCCGCCATGTTGATAATCAAATTAATGAAAGTCCCCAATTCTGATGTAATTTTCAAACCAGATAAGAGGCCTACTTTTTCAGGGTAGAATAACCACCCGTGGCCCTTGGCAACATCAGGAGATGAGGTGGCATCGGGATAGATAAGCCCAACTCTTGAATTAGTGGCGGCTAGAAGATCAGAACAAAATTGCCTCTGCTTTGGGTATAACTTAGCGGACAATTGCGAGAAGAAGGCGATAGCTACGTCATGTGGGATGTATCTATCATAGTTGGAATAATCTGACTCGGCCTGAACGGTCGATGGATGATTCTTAAAATATCTGGTGATACGCTCCCGTTCATCTGTAGACATCATCAACCCTGGAATTAAGCTTCTGGCGGTCTTAAGGTCTGTTTGGATAGGACTCAGAGCTAAATTTACATAGTAAGGCGGCATAAAAGCGACCCTCGTGGTAGAGAGACCTCTGACCTCACCCTCAACTTGAAGCCCCGCCGAACCTGGAGAAAAGATTTTCGTCCATTTCCAGCCGGGTTGACTTCTTCTGATTGCGGCTGCGATAACTATGTCATCCTGGTCAGTGTCTGCCCATTGGATTTTTGAGTTAATAAACTGTTTAAAAGCCTTGAAGGATCCTATATGAGACCCCATTCCCGCTAATCTAGTCACTATGTCTATTTTAGCGACAGGCACTCCTTCGCTAGAGTACTCATTCGAGAAAGTGGGGAATCCGACATTGGTATCCAACGGATCTCCCTGCTTTTTCATAAGCTCCTCTCTTTTCGATTTGCCTGCCGGTGAGTTCAACAATTCGTGGATTACCTCTACGACCAGATCTATAGCAGGAAGAAAATATTTCAGGTCTTGCGAATCCTTTCCGTTGTATCCTGCAGTCCACCATCCGCTAGGAGTGCTCCTGATTAGACACAATTTCTTAACTATTTCAGAATTCGCTATAACAAAAGGAGCGTCCGGAGTCTTTGATGTAAATGGAACTTCAGGGAATGGAAACCCCCTATCCTTGTCCTCTACTAAAGAGAACCCCGCCTTTTCAGCCAAGACGTTAGATTCAGAAGCGAACATCCTGAACGGGTGATTTGGATTTAGTGGAGACGTCGAGAAAGCGGAAGAAAAGAATGGATTATCCTTTACTCCGTTGTCGAATGAGGTAGAAGATGTGGACTTTTTATCAAAGTTTTGATCTCTCTTTAGGAATCCGAACCTCCCTGAGAAAGCGAATAACCTAACTGGACCATAAACTCGTCTAATTAGAGAAGGGACTGAAGTCCCAGGGGGCAAGTCGACGCTTTTCCCCCCGGGTCCGTCGTCTTGAGCTATGCGAAGCTTGAATCCCCAAGGACTATCGGGAACCATGTTCTTTAGGAACTGGGCGAGTCCAAGCTTGCTTCTATCTACCAGCAATCTCATTATTTACGATTCTTCTTGAATTTGCTATTCTTGGCAGGTTTGATATGACTTTCGTCCTTAGGAGGAGCCGTCGCTATCGCAGCAATTGAAATAGGGGTAGGAGGAAGAATGGTCCTCTTCTCATCAGCCGATATTCTTTCAAGCTCTGCGGTAATTTCCGCTTCAGCATGCGCTATAGATTCTTCTGTAACGGACGCAGGAGCTAAACTAGCGCCTGCTATATAGCTGGTGCCTAGTCTTTTAAACCTGGCGCGGATATTAGACTTCTCCCTAGTCCATTTTTCCTCTGTGATGACGCAAGAAGGCAGCATGTCTGACTCCTCTATGGGTAGCGAGCTACCATCCATACTTAATAACAGGGTATTATTAGTATACACGAATCTCCTATCGAAGATATTCCCAACTGCCATCATCTCGTTATCGTTCGGTTTTAAAGCAAAATGAAGCATAACGTTGCCTATCACCAAGTGAGTGATGTCAGCGTGATCTCCCCCTGAGAAATAAACCACTCTTCTAAGAGCATCGAAATCAGCTATAGCTAGAGAATCCGATGGTTTAGGAACTTTCTTAAGGAGAATCAGTCCCACTGGTACTTCTCCCTTATCGTCTGTAACGGGAGTTGGTAACGTAATAACGTCCTCAGGTTTGACGCCTTGCATAGTAAACAAAGATTTGTAGCTAACCCCGTAAGGCTCACCCAATCCTTTGATAACTGTAGGGATGGAAGGGTCCGACAAATCGACTAAGAGACAGAAGGACGACAAAACAGTAGCCCATCTCTCCTGCGTGTATATATTAGACAAATCAGTATAAAAATGAGCGTAGCCAACTTGAGTTAAATCCTCTATTCTTTGTCTGATATCGGTAGGAGTTCGGAATACGTCTTTGATGTCTACCAAACCGTGACTTCTTAACATGGTGCTAGGATACATAGTTTGACCGGTGTACCCTTTGAGAGCAGCAAGTTCTTGAGCAGTATCCTCATTGATGATTCCAATAGAGTATTCCTCTTTCGGGGCGACTAGGTCTTGAGCAGATAGATAAGAAAACACGATATCCCTGTTTAAATGGTAATCGGTCGACGAAGTAGCAGGAAGGGCGTTAACGTTAGCAGGATAGTGGCCATCCTTCGCTAAAATGGGTGTTAACTTGGTAAATTTGTGAGTTAAGCTAGCTTTGATACCCCATCCTATTACGGGATTAAAGTTCAAAGCTTTGAGCTCGGTTAGAGAATTCTCTGGGTAGTAGCCTACTAAACCGGAAGATATGTAAGCGACTGATCTTTGTGTAACTTTAGAGAAGACTGCTCTTTCTAAGAGTTCGCCGAACAAAGAAGACTCCATGTTAAAACGAGCTAAAGGCTGACTGTATAGCAGAGGAGCTATAGTTAAACTTCTAAGGTGTTCGACTTCCGTTAAAGCTGTGTAATCTATTCTAGAAGATTTCTGCGTCATGGTTTCTCGAATTTGACTATTACGAAATACATCGTGTAATTCGTCTATCAACGAGTTGAGCTTAGTGCCTCCTAAATCAGGGGAGTTAATGTTATCAAAACTGTTAACTAGATCGACAGCATCTTTGGTTACTCCGAGGATATCATGGTGAGCTATCATTGTTTGATAATTCGCTTCATCCTGTGGGTTTACAGCTGGAAACCGTCCGTGCCATTTTTCAAGTTTAGAGAAAGATTCCCTAAACATTTCATATCGAAAGACATGTGGATAAAGAAGCAAACTTTGCATAAAAGAAGCAAGTCTGCGAAGACTAGCCGCTCTTTGAACGTTCTCTGATTTGTCGTCTCCTGAGCCCCTTTCTTGTAGGAAAGTATGCCAAGCAGAAGGATGGTGAAGGAGGGATAACACGTGGTCTATAACCCTCATTACTCCGAAAGTGTAGATGGTTGTCTCCTCGGCCACACGATCCGAGTAGCGTCTCATTTTTGTCTCGAAATCTACTGAGTTGCCGCCTGTTTGCTGAGTGGGCTTGGGAACATCTATTACTAGCGTATTACCTAATAAGGCACCCACGGTGGTGATGGCATTACTAGGAGGATTATAAAGAGAAAGCGGAGCGGATGAATCCAACAAAGTTTTGTATAACCTTTCAATCTTAAGATGCATATTTTGGTCCGCCGCAGATGGGTGGTCTAGAACCCATCCCGAGAGAAAAGGCTCCGCCACGATGGTTAGATAGGCCGCAAGGTTTAGATCCTCGCTTTCTATTAAATCGCCGCCTCCGAGTTCGCTGGCGTTCTCGGCAAGAAATGATCTAATGGCTTCTTGTTGAAGTTGATACTTGCGAGCTTCCAAGAGCTCGTTCCTCTCTAGAAAAATAGCGGAAAGAGTGGCTATGTCTCGAATCTTTTTGATTCCTTCGAACATTTTCGTTGTTGAAGTAACGTCAATAAGCTTCCACAAGTGTGCGTAGACATGAGAGCCTGAGGGATAGCCTTCTAGGTCACTGATGACTAGCTTACGATAGTGGACGGCTGAAGGAAGATAATCCTTAAGAGAAACTAGGACATGCGCCTCTTTGGGAAGCGGTCTTGTACGAAGGGTACTGAGCATATTATTAAAAATTTATAGTGAATAAGAAAATTCGAATTTTAAGTATGATGAATAAAACCGGTTTCTGCGATGGCAGAAACCGGAGTTTGATAATGATTTTTAGGCCATATCGTTCATAGCGCTAAGACCTCCGTCGTTTTCAGACTCGTCCCCGCCTTGATCATCCGGTTGAGGATAATCTCTTGGTGACATAGGACGAGGGCTATCTTCATCTTCATTGCGTGAAGAATCTTCATCTCTATGTCTCCTAGCGAACCTTTGTTCTCTCTGACGTTCTCGTCTTTGAAATTTTTGTTCTTTATGTGCATTTCTTCTTTCTACTCTGTGTGCGGCTTGTTTTCTCCAACGGCCGAATAATCCTCCCGCTTCAGGGGTAAGATCGCCTTCGTTAATCATTTCCATGATATCTCCGTCTTCGATGTCGCCTTCTTCTACGTCTCCGGCGTCGGAAATGTCGTTAAAAGCCAGTTTTAACACCTCTTCTAAATCCCCTGTTTCCATGGCATCGCCGTAAGCGTCGCCGTATTGGCTAGAAGTCGCAGCGTGTGCTGCTTCTTTACCTGCTAACATAGGCAAAATTTTTGAAGATAAGATCCCGCGAATTATCCCCCCTCCAGGTATGATACTGGCAAGGATAGACCCTAAATCTCCCGTTTCAACGTCGCCTGATACAAGCGAATCTATGAAATCTGAATCATCAGGATCTCCTGAGTTAACCAATCCAACGCCTGGGGCGTGAGAAATTCCTTTGCTAGCAAGAGCGTGGCGGAATCCCTCGTGTCTAAGCTTCTTCACCTTGTGATGAAAAGCTTTGGCGTGCTCGCTGATATTATGACAAGGTAAAGACCTCAAAGCCTCTCCGTAACACAAATCGCCGATAACTGCATCGTAAGGGTCTCCATCTTCGACATCACCTTGACCCGCTTGACTGGCAGTAGGTAATCCTTTGAACATGCCTAACGAAGCAGCAACTAGTGATTGAGCTTTCATTAACACACTGCGACGCTCTAAATCCGCGCAGACGTCCCCTAATTTAGCTACCTCATCTAAAAAGTCTATGTCATACTGTTGACCTTCGTCCCAGTTTACATAGTTAGACATTCCGACAGCAGAGGACAATCCATTGACAAGAGATCTCGCTCCTTCTGTAAGCTGGGCGGCTGCCGCAGCTAGGTAGTTAGTTACCGAATTCTTTCCGTCTCCGTCTAAATCTGTAATTATTTTATCGAAAGTTTCGATCTTGCCTGCATAGTAAGTAGCTAAAGCCAAAGGAAGGCCGTAGGCGCCCTGGATGATAGCCACGTATTCGTCGTTGCCATAAGATGGCTTACGCAGATTAGACATGATGATAACTTCAAGTCCCTTAATTATACTAGGCTGATGCTCATAAGGAACATACTCAGGATCTAGTAAGCTTAGGACATGATTCGGATCCAGCGCTCGTTTCTCGTCAAACACTTCGGCGATTACGCCTCTGCCATTGGCAGAGACATAATCTACGATGTCTGAAACTGACTGACGGCCGAATAACGCCAATTTGGCGCGGGTAGCTGCTTCTCTAGAAGAGGCACCGTGACTGTAAGGTTTCATTTAATTAAATTTATTTTAATGTGAATAATTTATAGATTACTTCAGTAAAGAAGCTCTCATTTGAATAACCCAAGGGTGAAGACTTCCAAAAGCAGTTAATGTGATAACACTGTTGGCTGCAGCACCTGTAACGGTGGCTGAGATGACAGAAGTGTTATCGTATTTTCCTAACAAAGGAAGAACTGTATTTGCAACCAAGTACCAAGGATAGATCAATATAGTAACGTCAAACTTGTTGTCCATAGTAATAACTATAGGTTGTGAAAAAGACGGAGTTACCCCGTTGATAGTAGGCATTACGAAAGTAATCGTAAGCACAGTCCCTGGTGCTGCTTGTAACTGGTTGGATCCTATTCTCAAAGACAAAGGAGAGTAGAACTGACCTGAAGCCACACCTGTTAAAGTAGCAGTGGTAGCTGCACCGCCTACAGCTACAGTAGCCGTGGTCGTTTGTTGGTAGAATGGCGTATCGATGTTCTGACGATCCAACATCTGCTTAAGCGTCTCCGCAGGCATGTAACTACCTGCTGAAATAGGAGTTTGAGTGATGCGAGCTCCTAACACGTTGATGAATGGAATTTTGTCGTGACGTGCGATTTTTCCAGCTGAAGCCGCATATTGAGACACATTACGGTTGTAGTTACGAGAACTTGTCTTAGCCATGGCAGCGTGACGACGACGACGAGCCGCAACTATTTTCTTAGCCTGATGAATAAGCTTCTGAGTTAACAAAGTTCCTGCCACTCCTGCTGCTGCGCCTGTTGCGTATTTGTGCTTTTGAGCGAAATTACGAACTCGTCCTAAAGGTGAACCTGTTTCAACATCGCCAGATATCTCGTGGAACATAGCCACTACATCAGGATCACCGTCTTCAATGTCTCCGTAGTTAGAAGCTTGCGAAGCGAACCCGTATCCGTCTGCATCTCCGAAGTCGTTGGGATCTCCGAATAAAGTTTTTGCATTAGTAATATCCGCGTGAGGAGCTCTTGGATTTTTAGAGAAAGGGATCCGTGCGATAGTCCCGAATGATTGATTTGAATTTTTCATTTGAATAAAATTGTTAAGAAATTGAGATTAAAGGCAGAGATGACCTTTCTAGAGTATCGTGGTAACAAGGCTTAGCCTGGCCCCACTTGACAATGGTGAACAGAAGATCGCTTTGGCGAATCTGATCAAATACCTGAACATGAAGGTGATCTGGCTCTATGAATATTCCTAGGACCGTATTATTGGCTCCTGGATACCTAGAACTCCCTTTTGAAGCAGATAATTTTTGAAGATCCCTGATGAGACCTTCTCTTTTGTACAGAACGGGATCAGACATAGAAGTAACAGCATATAAGTGTTCTGACTCCTTCGCTATATCCGGAGCTAAGTCAATGGACAAAGCTTTCGAATGAGAGGGTGACCTACGGAGCAAGGATGTAGGCTTCCATCTGTATCCCGTCGCTGCTATAATGTCGTTTGCCGCCGAGAGCAACAAAGGGAGAGACTTGGTAAGTACGCTTTTGTTTCGGTCGTATAAAGTCATATCGCAGGGTAGGTTCCATCCTTTAACATGTTGGACGGCTGAGTGAGGTAAGTGCCTCACGTTTTTACTTTTCCTCGACATAAGTAGCGACTTTAGCGGCTTCACCGACAAATGAATAAATTTTGTTAGGTCTGTAAACGCTCGGCCCATTGGCGTGAAGCAGACTGAATAATGCCGCGGCCTTACCCGAATCCGTTGAGGCGATGACGTTTAAAAGTCTAGCTAGCTTCGAGTTATTTTTAGGAGATAATAAACCGTCGAGCCGCTTTGAAGCACTGAGTGCTTGTTCCTCTACTAGCATAAGCTCGAAAGGAAGCAAATACCAATGGTTCATGCCTTTGGTCATTCTGGCAGGCCAATTTGTGTAATTGCGTAGCTCTAGAGCAGCGTTTGGATCCACTGTAGCGATGAGCTTGATGGCCATGTTCGTAACGTGGATGGCGTGAGGATCGTTATGCGCCAGTTTCGCCCTGTAAGACATGTAATTTGAATTGGTCAATTGAAGAAGACCCATTCTAGTAGATCTTAATCCCTTCACGTCTGGAGAGGCGCCTGGTATTTCTGCAGTCGTGGAATCGTAACTACCCGGGTTGCCAGTCGATTGTTCGCATGCCACTATCGCGGATATTAATTTAATGATGTTGTGGCGACCCAAATATTTGACAAAGTTTGAAGCTAACAGAGATTCTGTCCCAGTAGCTAATAACTTAAAATGTGACGAGGACACAACAGCCGGAAGTACCGAATTAATCAACGCCACCGCTTTAGTCTTAGCTAAGTCAATGACGTGAATGGTTGCTTCTGAAAGCGGAACAATGGGGGTAACATCGAAGGACGTTACCGAAGCAGGTAGCATTTTTGAGATAGCTGTACTTGCTTGTTGAACTGCGCCTCCAACTGTTTTTACTAAATCCGGAGAGATAGGAAAACCAGGAGAAACAAGTTCGATAGGCGAGAGATTGTAAGAGAAGTCAAACTTGACTGGCTTACTACCGAATGAGAATGGTTGCTTGTTCATGTGTTATACATTCTTAATTAATTTCTTCAAAGCCTTTAACATTTGATCTTCTTCTGAAGATTGTTTGCTGGCTCTAAGGATGTATGAGTTTTTAAAATCCCTTGAAGTCAGCTGATCTTCTATGATCGGACTGACAACCGGAATATTGAATTTGGAAATCCCACTTCTTAAAATACGAGGATCATCATACATGTCCAGTCCTGATTGGATTAGCCTAAGTTGAGAATAGAGTAGGTAAGGAATGTTCCTCATTGACTCTACCTTCTTAGTTTTGTCTGACGCTTCATCTGAAGTTTTGAGAATAGTAGTGAGAAGATAAACGTCGTCTATCTTTCCGAAAAGCGAATAATCGTAAATGGGAGTTGGTTCTAACATCCATCCAAAGGATTCACCAAGTCTGGCGGCTGAGAGCGCTTCTTTAAAGCATTCTCCCGCGTACATGTGGGCCCAGAAGCTAGAAGTGTAATTCCTAACTAACGAGAGATACTTGGTACCGAAATTTGATGCTACTACATTGACAAATGTCTGAACGAATAACTCGGTGGCAGTAGTAGAGTCGATGCTAAGCGGTAGCTTATTCATGTCGTGTTCTACTTCGCGAATCACCGTGTTAATATCTCGAATTTGAGTTGGGTTGTAACTACTCATGGGGTTCGAAAACGTTCCCTTCTCTTCCCGATCCATAGCCATGATGATGCCTAGAGTCAGAAATCCAAAGAGTCTAGAAATAGGAGCATCTGAAGGTTGTTCAGGCTTCCTATTCCTTAAAGAGCTTAATTTTACCAATTTGTCTTTTACTGAGTTGACAGAAGTAGTAAGCTTAGCTGCGTCCATGACGGGCTTAGCGGCTGTATAAGCGCGTCTGGCCGTTACGACGTATCTTAAAATAGAAAAATAATTCATAAATTGATGTGTGAGGGTTCGTAATTCGATGTGAAGTTGTGTGCTGGCAG